CTAAGGAAGCTGAACGTATTTCTCGGTTATCAGCACTCATGCAGGCAAAAGAAATTGGTCGAATTGAAAGCAAACTTGCTGACAGTCCGCCCGTAAAGAAAAGCTCGAATGCTCCGGCACCGATTGCTCCAGTGACGGCACGATCCAGCAGTGGATCACCTGCGTACGACACCACTGACCCACGCTCAACTAAAAGCATGAGCACGTCAGAATGGATTGAAGCAGAGCGCCAACGCCAGATTAAGAAGTACGAAGCTCAGAGAAACCGCTAACCCATTTTTTGAAAGAATAATATGTCAAACTCAATCTTAACCATTGACATGATTACTCGTAAGGCCCTAGAAATCCTCGAGAACAATCTTGTCTTAACTCGTAACGTAAACCGTCAGTATGACGACTCATTCGCTGTAGAAGGCGCTAAAATTGGTTCTACACTACGTATCCGCTTACCGGATCGTACATTAGTAACTGACGGCGCTGCTTTGCAAGTTCAAGCAGACAACGAGCAGTTCACAACTTTGTCAGTTGCTTCACAAAAGCACATTGGCGTGAACTTCACATCTGCTGAAATGACAATGCAGTTAGACGACTTCGCAGAGCGTGTGCTAAAGCCACGTATCTCTCAGTTGGCATCAAGCATCGACGCTGACGTAGCGAATGCTTACAAAGCAATTTCTAACTCAGTCGGTACTCCTGGCACAACTCCAGCGACTTCTTTGGTGCTTTTACAAGCTCAACAGAAGTTGAACGAAAACGCTGCTGTTATGTCACCACGCTACGCTACTGTTAACCCAGCAGCTAACGCTGGCTTAGTTGAAGGCATGAAAGGTTTGTTTAATCCAACAGACACTATCAGCCGTCAATTCAAGAACGGCATGATGGGCATGGGCGTACTTGGTTTCGATGAAATCAATATGTCACAGTCTATCAAACAGCACACAACTGGTACACGTTCTACAAGCGACACAATCCTTGTAAACGGCACTGTTACAACTGAAGGTCAAGCGACCATCAGCATTGACGGCGGTACTGGTTCTGCAACTGTTACTGTTGGTGATGTGTTCACTATTGCTGGTGTATTCGCTGTTAACCCACAAACACGTGAGTCAACAGGTAGTTTGCAACAGTTCACTGTAACTGCTGCTAACACTGCTGCTGGCGGCGCTTGGACTAACATCGCTATTTCACCTGCTATGTTCACTTCTAGTAACGCTTTGGCAACTATCAATGCGTTCCCACAAGACGGCGCAGCGGTAACATTCCTAGGTGCAGCTTCTAGCCAATACGCTCAGAACTTGGTATACCACAAAGATGCAATCACTTTCGCGACTGCTGACTTGTTGATGCCTCAGGGTGTAGACATGGCGTCACGTCAAGTTCATAACGGTATCTCAATGCGTATTGTTCGCCAATACGACATTAACAACGACCGTTTGCCTTGCCGTATTGACGTTCTATATGGCTTTAGCACAATTCGTCCACAGATGGCCTGCCGTATTTGGGGCTAATCAAATCGCTCCCGCGCAAGCGGGGGCTTTTTAAACACATTTTTTAAGGAAACATATCATGGCTCAAGCTCCATTACCAAACGGTACCGGTGGGTATCAACTAGGCGACGGCACAATCGGCGAAGCAATCCTTTCAGTTCAAGGTGCTCCAACTGCGATAACTGCCGCGGCTACCGCAACTGCTGCTCAACTAGCTGCAGGCTTGTTTACTTTTAACGGTACGGCTGGCAATCTTACATTGCCAACTGTTGCTGATCTAGAAGAAGGCATCCCTAGCGCAACTAAAGTCAACGCCGCATTTGACTTTTCTATTATCAACATTGATGCTGCTGGTTCCGATTCAGTCACTTTGGCTGTAGGCACTGGTTGGACAATCGTTGGTGTTGCTGCAGTAGCAGTTAATACGTCAGCACAGTTCCGCGCTCGTAAAACAGGCGACGGTACTTGGACTGCGTATCGTATTGCTTAATGTAATACCCCGCCCTTCGGGGCGGGTTTAACTTTTTTTGGAATTAATAAAGGAGTTTTAACATGGCAAATAATAAGCCTATTGGTGTCGCATATTCCGACCCACAATTAGATTCATACCAAGTTGGTACCGCAGGTGCGCCGATTGCTATTTCATCAGCAGGCGTACTAAACGGTGCTTATGCAACAACAACAGCCGCTTCAGGCGACACACGTCTTAACTATAGCCGTTTGACTTTCACGTCAACTGGTTCTGGTGAAACTAGCCGTGTATTTTCAGTGGTTACAGGCACAAACGCAGCAACGGCTGGTACTATTAACGGTGAGCACGTCAGCTTGTCAGTTAACGGTGCAGGCACAATCAGCGGCGCAGGTAACGCTTTACGTGCAACTATTGGTGGTACATCTACTAACCCAGGCGGTACTTTGGCAGCTATCCAAGCTGACTCAAACTTCGCTTCAGGCGGTACTTGGACAAACACTTCATATATCCGCTTTACAAACAGCGGTACAGGCACTGTAGACAATTTGTTTAACGTTCCTACTGCAATGGTTGCGGCTGAAGTTGCAGCGGTTGTTAGCCACACACTTAGAATCGTCGCCGCAGATGGCACACCTTACTACTTGATGGTTTCAAACGCAGCATAATGCAAATCACTAAAGAGTTTTTGCAAGCTGAAATCTCTGCCCTAGAGCAAGAATCACAGAAGGCTAACACCTTCTTGATTCAAGCTCAGGCCACCATATCAGCGTATAGAATGTTAATTAATAAGCTAGACGAACCTGAAAACAGAGAAGAAAGCTAATGCCAATTATTTATTTAAGCCACCCAGATCACGGCACTAAAGTTGCCAACATGGAACAAGAAGCCGAAAGTGATGAACAAAACGGCTGGACACGCTATACTATTGACACGCCAACTCCCGTAGTTGAAGTGGTCGAAGAACAGCCTGAGTCTGTTGTCGAAGTAGTTAATACATTGAAACCAAAGACACGACGCAAATCAGCATAAGGAGTAGGCCATGACCACGGCAAATGACCAAATTAACGGCGCGTTGCGCTTACTAGGTGTGTTAGCCGAGGGTGAAACGCCTTCCGCAGCAACGTCACAAGACGCTTTGGCTGCGCTCAATCAAATGATTGACTCATGGAATACTGAGCGTTTGTCTGTCTATGCAACCATAGACCAAGTTAAAAGCTGGCTTCCTAATCAAATATCTAACACGCTAGGCCCTACAGGGTCGTTTGTTGGACAACGCCCTATTCTGATTGATGACGCAACGTACTTCCGTGATCCAGCGAATAACATATCGTTTGGTATTAAGCTCATCAACCAACAACAATACAACGGTATCGCTGTTAAAACAGTGACATCTACATATCCACAGGTGATGTGGGTCAATATGACCTACCCTGACATTGAAGTGTACGTATATCCAGTGCCAACTAAAATATTGGAGTTTCACTTCATATCGGTTGAGCCAATCGTTAACGTACCTAGTTTGTCAACTGACATCACCATGCCGCCTGGCTACTTGAGAGCGTTTAAGTACAACCTAGCGCTTGAGATTGCAGGTGAGTTTGGTATTCAACCTAACCCACAAGTGTCACGCATTGCGATGACGTCTAAACGCAATTTGAAACGCATCAACAACCCTGACGACATCATGGCTTTGCCTTACAGCTTGGTTGCGACTCGTCAGCGCTTTAACATCTTTAGCGGTAATTTCTAGGATTAAATATGGCAAACGTAACCATACCCCAACTACCAGTAGCCGCCACTTCGGCTAGCACTGATCTATTACCTGTAGAGCAAGGGGGTGTTACTAAACAAATGACTAACACAGTTTTGTTTACTAACACTACATTAACAACGCCCGTATTAGGCATACCTCAATCAGGCACTTTAACAAACTGTACGGGTTTACCCTTAACTACAGGTGTAACAGGTACTTTGCCAGTAGCCAATGGTGGAACAGGTATTACTAGCTTTGGCGCAGGCGTTGCTACATTTTTAGGTACACCTTCAAGTGCTAACTTACGCGCTGCGGTAACAGACGAAACAGGTACTGGCGCGTTAGTGTTTGCTAACACTCCTACACTAGTAACTCCTGTTTTAGGTGTTGCAACAGCAACTAGCGTTAATAAAATGGCTATTACCGCGCCTGCTACTAGCTCTACTTTAGCGGTAGCGGATGGCAAAACGTTTACTGTTAACCACAGTCTTACATTAGCTGGCACTGACACCACCACCATGACGTTCCCTGCTACAAGCGCTACGATTGCTCGCACAGATGCGGCGCAAGCGTTTACTGGCAATCAAACGTTTAACGGTGCAATTATCGGTACTGTGCAAGCGCTATCAGGGCCAGGCGCAGTTAATGTGACACAACTAACGACTGCGTTTACTTCTACAGGTACAGGCGACGCGTTAACATTGGCGGATGGTGTTGCAGG